AAAATATTCATATAAAGTCTAATGATGATGATAAAATCATTGTCAAAGATAATACCCAAATTATTAAATTGCAAGGGCCGAAGGGTGAACCAGGGGAGCAAGGGCCTCCTGGTCCTCCAGGTCCAAAGGGTGAACCTGGTAAGAATGGTATTGACGGACTAAACGGCGAACAAGGGATACAGGGTATTCAAGGCCCTCCTGGTAAAGACGGAAAGCCTTTTACTTATGATATGTTCACACAGGAGCAATTAGAGAATTTAAAAGGCCCTAAAGGTGAACAAGGACCACCTGGCACTGGTGCTAATGTAGATTTATCAGCATATGCAACTAAACAAGAAGCTGACAATCTTTATCTAAAAAAAGTGGATATAAGAAATTACCTTGCTATGCTAGGAGACCCTAAATATGCACTTAAAGAAGAATTAAATAATTATTTGTCTAAAACAGATGCCAACAATAATTATGCTCAAAAAGGCTGGGCAACTCAAACATTTGCATATAAGAACGATTTAGGTACTTTTATTAAGAAAAATGAGATTGCTCAATATGCATTAACACCTGGCGATGCTTCTAGTCGTTACGTTAATAAATTAGAGGGGCAGTCGTTCGCTCAAAAATCTGAATTAAGTGAGTATGTTAAGAAAACGGAAATTAATCAGTATGCATCAAGTACACAAGGGCCACCAGGCCCTAAAGGTGAGCCGTTTAAATATTCCGACTTCACGCAAGACCAACTTAATGCACTTAAAGGGCCAAAGGGTGATAAAGGCGAACCCTTTAGATATTCTGATTTTACTGCGGAACAATTACTAGCATTAAGAGGTCCTAAAGGAGAACCTGGAAGCGGTGGTGGACAAGCAACTTCACAACCAGTCGAAATATATGAAGTCGTATGGGGAACTGCAATAGCAGGTGAGCATGGTGTGGATAGAGGATATTTAGCATTTGACCCTTTGACTGGTTGGGGATATTTACACTTTGACTTCAAACTAATGCAACCGTCTGGGAATGGTGGGGTAGTGGCTACATTACCACCAAATGCACCTGTAGCGGTAAGAGCAATCGAAAGAAGTATTAATGTAAATAACAATAGTATTTATATTGAACGAAATAGTCGTATGATTAAGGGTTGGGGTGTGCCAACGAACACTCGTTATATTATTGATATTATTGGTTATTGGAGAAAGGTGTAATAGATGTGGACTTGGCAATTTGAGTTGAATGACATTTTAACAACGCTCTCTATAGTCGGTATTGTTGCCGGCTTAGGTTATAAAGTGTTGGTTATTCCTTTGCTCGAAAAATTAGATTTGCAGAGAGTTCAAGATAATTTAGTCTTTCAAGAAAAATGGGGCGTATTGACGGATACGCTTAAAGACTTGAAAGATGAAATTAAATTATCACGTGCAGAAAGAATAAAAGCAGAGGGAAAGCAAGTAATGTTGACTGCCAAATTGGAAGCGTTAGAAACTAAGGTCAACGATATTAAGGAGGAATTGCATGAGCATACAACAAGACCTCATTAATACGGCAAAAAAAACAGTAAAAAACGTAAGAGTTGCGAATATTCATCCTACTGGCATATTCGCTACAAGGGCACTGGTATTAATTATGCTAGTGCCTATTTTATTAGTAGTAAGCGAATATATCATGATATTTATTCGTGGTGACGCTGACGACATGACAGTTAAGATTATTAATACTGGGATAAACATTATCGACCATATATTTATTCCTAGCGTATTAACTGCCCTTGTAGGGTTCTTGGCGCTATGGATAGACAAGGACGGTAACGGTATTCCGGACCAGTTAGAAAAGGAGGACAATAAACGATGAAAGTATTTATTAACCCAGGACATGACATTAATTTAGACAGCGGAGCGGTTAACCCTAATACTGGCCGTCGTGAATGCGACGTCGCTCGTGATGCCGGTAAATTACTTATGCAGTATTTAGAAACCGCTGGGTGTGAAGTTAAAGCACTTCAAGATGATAATTTAGGTCTTGTATGTGAAACTTCTAACGAATGGGGAGCAGATATATTCGTATCGCTCCATTGTAATGCTTTTAACACGCAAGCTCGTGGCACTGAAACGCTTTACAAATCTTTTAACGGCCAACGATTAGCGAACGACATTCAATCACAACTTATTCGCAGTATTAACACCGTAGACCGTGGCGTTAAAAAGCGTGATGATTTATGGGTATTAAATGGAACTGACGCAACGGCAGTTCTTGTTGAAATGGCTTTTATTGACAACGACGATGATTTAGAAATGCTAAACAACAACCTTGACACGATTGTTCGTGCCATCGCTCGTGGCATTACCGATTACATGGGAGGGGTATGATGTATGTTCGCCTTAGAAAACTTGCGGAAGGTTACCCTATGTTCATTCCTATTTTGTTGTTGCTTGTTTGTCTTGCCGGTGTATGGTTCTTCGCCGACAGACGAAGTAATATTGACGAGAGCGGAATACAACGCTCTACAGTCGAAATTAACAACGCTCGACAATACAATAAGCAAGCAGTTGATGATAATCGACGAACTAGAACAGCAGTTGAACATAGCGAAACTCTCAACGACCGAGCAACAGACGGAATTAATCGAAGTATTGAAATCACTGAACGAACAAAAGGCGCTATTACTCGAAGCGAAGAATACATTAATCAAGCAAGAAGTAACGCTATCAGCGCAAAGGGACTCATTAGCGAAAGCCGAAGCATACTTGAACATGCAGACGAACGAACTCAAAAAAGTAAAAGCGAAGTATCGCAATAGTCAAATTTTAAATGCTATTTTAGGTGCTGGCCTTATATATGTAGCAGCAAAAGACTGAGAGGTGGTCCAATATCTCCCTAATCGTGCGAGGGTGGCGCATGAACTGGTATTGGTTACAACTGAATAAAAGTAATAGGGGTGCCGTAAAAAGCACCCCTTTATTTTTTTTGCATTTTTTTGAAATTGGTGCTTGCCCTAATCTTGAATACGTTATATAATGTAATCAAGGTTAAGGTATAAATTACTTAGGAGGATAACAAACATGAGAACATTAAATCAACTTAAAGCAAATTTGAAACCAGGTTGCTACTTATACAAAACAAGAGGCCGTGTAACAGGTGAAAGCATTTTTGTTAAACAAGGTGGTAAGACCGTTTGTTATAAATGCGGTACAGTGAAATCTTTTATCGAAGAATGTATTAAAAAGGGCTTAGTAAAATAAGCCCTTAAAGGAGAAATCACAATGACACTAGATGAATTAAACAGCGTAATTATGCAACGAAACAGAAATGTAGCTATCGACAAACACAGAACATGCTATGAATGTTATAATATTCATACAAACAGACTTATAGCGAGTGCAACAACAATCGACGAACTAAAAGATATAATGGTTCGTATGGATATTATTTAGAGGTTAAGGAGGAATAGTAATGAAGTATTTATTAAAATTAGGCAGAGGTGAAAACAAAGTAATCGAAGCGGACAACTTAGAAAAGTTGTTATACCTAGCAAGTTATGAATATTGTGATTATTACACAGTACACGACGCCGGAGATATTAGCGATATGCTAAACTGGGATAACAGCGATGATAAAGCGTTTACAGCTCGTATCCACCGCACAATTAAAACACTTAAACAAGGTTATTATGTGGTGTTTGGTGATAAGACAGCAAAGTTCAAACCAAACGAATTAAATACTATCAGCGACGTTGAACGAATTATGAAACGTGCTGGTGCTAGTGGTTTTACAATCGAGGAAATTGAAGGAGTGTGAGTCGATAATGATAAAAGTCATAGATTATAACAAAATGCCTAAAGTCATTGGTAAAGTTAATACATACAAGGAAGCATGGGGGTTGATTGAAGAAAGGCAAGCACGGCTATCGCCGTGCGCTGGTAAATGGGATAAAGAAAGTTGGAACAAATGTAATATGCAAGATGAATATCCATCTTTTACTTGGCCTGACGGTGTTGATTATGTATGGGCGGCAGACTGGATACCAGTTCCAATTACTCATCCGAATGAATACACCGAGCAAAGCGTTCGTGAGTTGATAGATAAATTAGTATTGTATTACAGAGTAGAGGAAGTATAATGACAAGTAATAAAGGTTGGGGCGGCGCTCGAAAGGGTGCCGGTGCTCCTGTAACAGTAGGTGATGAAGGTCGTCGCAAGGCTAGGGTGATTTCACTTAATGACAAAGAGTATGAAAAACTAAATGACACAGCAAAGAAGAACGCTGTCAGCGTATCGCAACTCATACGAGATACTTTTAAATTGTAGTTCGTCAAACAATTCGTCAAAAACTAATTTTAAAACACGCAAAATAATTTAAAATTCAACGCTACAAGGTGTGTTTAAATATCTGATAGTACTAACTATCACAACTCTATTGAAAATCGCATACCGTTCAAAGTATAATTATAGTGTTATAAAAATAAGAGCCTAAACCCAATGAGCAAAAGGGTTTAGGCTCTTTTCGTCATACAATCGTCAAAAAAACATGCTTAACCAAAAATATTGGTAATGTGTTTAGATGCTTTTCGTCGCATTTCGTCGCAGTAGTGGATATAGGTATTCATCACAGTATTAACATTATCACCTAACAGGCTTGCGACTGTTTGAATATCAACTCCATTCGCCAGGAGCGTTGTTGCGTAGGTATGACGGAATACATGTATCGATGTATTAGGTATATGTTTTTGAATGAGTGCGTTTAATTGGCTTGTACGGTTAGTCCTAAAAGGGAATAAGCGTGTATCACCTGGACCGACATTCCATAGCAACTCATCGGCCAGTACGTTTGGTATTGGTATAGTGCGAATACTGTTCTTGCTTTTAGGTACACCGAAGCCGTATCGCTTATCACCGAGGAATGTCCATTGTTTAGAAATGGATATGGTATTATCGGTGAAATTAATATCATTCCACGTTAACGCAATTATTTCACCATAGCGTGCTCCAGTATAACGAGCGACCATGCACAATAAATAAAAGCGTGGGTGAGTGTGTTTTATCGCTTGTAAGAGCGTTTTGAAATCGTTATGACTAATTACATTAACCGATGTTCTATCTTTGCTTCTAAACCGCTTTAAATCGACACAAGGGTTTTTACCTATAAAACCATATGGCGATACAGCATGTTTGAACATCGCTTTTAATAGTACTAGGCATAGATTTTTAGTTGCTACAGATACATTCATTCCGTTTAGTAACTGAACAAGCGTTGAATGTGTAATATCTTTAATTGATACGTTCCATAACGATTTACAATAAGCATTGATTACATTGTCATAGGTGCGTTTAGTGTTAGGCGATAACTCCTGTTTTTCGTCAATGTACATGTTATACAGTTGAATAAATGATATGTCCTCGTCGTGCTTAGGTGGTACGACGTTTTTTAATTCCTCGACAATCTGTTGACCGTGTAACTTTGCTTCCCTTTGCGTAGTGAAACCCTGTTTTGATTTTTGCTTCCACTTGTTACCTAGTTTGTAATTAACAATGACTTGATAGCCTTTGTCTTTCTTTCGAATGGTGAATGAGTACTGCATGCTAACCTCTATAAATAATGGTGATAAAAGTCAATATAAGATAGGTCTTCATCGGTTAGCGAATGACAGCGAACAGCCTTTTCAATGTTCGTCGCTGTACCTTGTAGGTGAAAGTCGCCATTAACGATATGCGACAACTCATGCTTCAACTCCTTGCGTAACTCATCACCGGTTAATGCACTATGTACAGTTATTATATATACATCATCTTCTTTGGTCGTACTTGCTGCTGCCTTGCCTTTTGGTAGGTCGCAGTGAATAACATTAACAATCACTTGAACACTCTCCCTTGTGTTTATTTGTGTTTTGATTTTAAGTACTCGATGTATCGAACTGCTTCTTCCATATCTTCCTTTGTCATGTCTTTTGATGCGGAGAATAGTATTTTAACATGTGGCCTCGTTCGCAAATACTCTGCATACTCGGCAGCCTCCTGGTCGTGGTAATATCCTTTCGGTGCGTTGCTTTCACGACCAGTGATGATATAGTCGGTTGAAACTCCGTATATATCCGCAAAGCGTTCGATTAAATCGGCACTAGGGGAACGCAAGTCCTTCTCCCACATGGATATAGCAGACTTTGAAACCTGCAGCATGCGTCCGACTTCCTCGCCAGTATACCCAGCGTTCATTCGAAGTTCTTTTAGCCGTGTTCCCATAGTTTTCATTTTGTATACCTCCTTTATTCTGATTATATGTAATTGTAAACAAAATGTAAAATCACGTTTTGTTAATTTTATAAAAAGTTTACTTGGAAGTTTACAAAATGTATACTATAATACAGTCATAAGGTAGTTAACATATTGTAAACAAAGGAGGGATACAATGAAGCAAGATAAGTTGATTAAACTAAGACATGCGCTAGGGTTTAGTCAACAAGAAATCGCCGATATGTTAGGCATTACTAAGGGCGCATATAGTTTAAAGGAGAATGGTAAGCGGAACTTTAATCAACAAGAAATCGGAGTTATATTTACTAAGTTTAGTGAAATCGATACTACACTTAATATGCAAGATATTTTTTTACTTTAAAAGTTCACAAAACGTGGAGGGGATAGCATGTTATATCGACATTGGGAATTTAAACCGCTTGGTGAAGTTCTTAACTATTACAGACGAACAGGATTTATCGTTGTTACTAACTGGGCAAAGACTGAACAAGAATTTCTCAACGATATTAAAAAGTACGAGAAAATCGTTGTAGGTGTACAAAACAGAAATAATCTAAACCCTTTTTATAGTAACGATGATTGTCAACAAATAAGAGAACGCAACCAGGAATATTTACATCGCTTATACACTATTAAATTACGCTTAGGCTTATATGAAAGGACGTACGAATGAAACCGATTGTATACACGGTGAATGAAGTTGCTGAAATGTTACGAGTAACACCTCAAACGGTATACGAATTAAGAAATAGCGGTAAATTGCCGTCGATTAAAAATATCGGCAAGGTGTTATTTAGAGCAACCGATGTAAACGCTTTTATCGGAATTGATGGTGAGTATACACCATACGGATATAAGCAACTGGAAATCGAAAATAAAAAACTCGCCAAAGAGAATGACGAGTTAAAGCAACAAATCAGAAAAGCGACTAGCGAAATGCTGTTAATCGTAAATCAAATTTGAAAGGAGGTGAACAGAATGACATACAAAGAAAAAAGAGCGTTACGACGTGAAAACGCACTGCCACAATTCGCCGATATGGTCGAAGGGTTTGTGGTCGGTTCTGTGTTCGTATTCGTCGTAGTTAGTATTTTGTCTTGGTGGATGACTGGGGAGGTCGTTGTTAAATGGTGAAACGTTGTTACCATTGCGGATATAAATTAACCAATCATGAAACATATAGCATATTCAATACCGCAATAGGTAAGGTCGTTTGTGTTTGTAAAAATTGTCATACGACATATTTACGAATGCGAGCTAAAGAAAGAAAAAGGGCTGCACTTGCTGGAACAAGTACAACCCTAGTCAAATAATTAACTATTTATAGTATATCACAAGGAGATTTAATCATGAATAAAAAAGTTGTAGTAACAGGTTTAGCAATCAGTGCATTAGCAGTTAACGTAATGGCAGATACAGTAGTTCAAGGCCCAGTAGAGCCAACAGCAGTTGCTCCTATTGCAACTGGTTATAATTCCATGGTCGGCGGTGTTAACAGTAAAGCAACTGGAACAAATGGTATTATCTTAGGTCGTGATAACGTTGTTACCGGCGATAATACAACCGTTATCGGTGGTGGTAATAACACAATCGCCAATGGCGAAGCAACTGTAATCGGATACAATAACACAATTACAGGAACAGACAAAGAAATTACTGTAATCGGTTCTAATAATACTGCAAGCGGTCAAGGTGCGTTTGTTGTGGGTACTCATACATCCGCAACAGCAATCGACGCAGTAGCATTAGGAAATAACGCTGTAGCAGATAACCCAAACAGCGTTGCTCTTGGTACTAACAGCGTTACAGATAGTGCCGTTGGTGTTAACGGCATCACTATTAATGGTACTCGCCATATCTTTGCCGGAGAGCAACCGGCAAGCGTTGTATCCTTTGGTTCTCGTGAACGTGCTGGTGCTGGTGGTGTTAAACACTACAATAGACAGCTCCAAAACGTGAGTGCCGGCCGTATCGAGGTAGACTCTTTGGATGCAGTTAACGGCTCCCAGTTGTTCGCTGCGATTGACGAAATCGAAACGAACGCAAAGGCGATTAACAACAATAAAACAGCGATTGTTAAAACACAAAATAACCTAAAAGATTTAGCTGTTGGCGTTCAAATGCTCGGCGACATTGTACAAGACAACGCAACAAGCATTTCTAACAATACAAAGGCTATTACTGATTTGGGTAAACAAGTTAATACAAATACAGCGGATATTAAAGCCTTAAATCATTACGCTACTAATCATGAAGGTCGTGTAACACAGCTCGAAAAAGACACTAAAACGATTAAAAGTGATGTAGCTAATACTCAAAAACAAGTAAACGTGAATACCAAAGATATTGCGGACTTGAAAGATAAAGTAGGTGCTTCCGCAACAGCAGTTAAAAACGAACTTAATAATCGTATTAATCAAACAGATAAACGACTTAATAATCTAGGTGCTAGTTCTGCTGCACTCACTGGTTTACATCCATTAGATTTCAACCGTAATGATAAAGCATCTTACGCTGTATCTTATGGACATTACCGCAACTCTAACGCTATTGCATTAGGTGCTTTCTACCGCCCTAATGAAAGAACTATGTTTGGCTTAGGTATGAGTTTAGGTGCTGAAAAGCAATTCACTGCAAACGTTGCTTTTAAAGTTGGAAAGGGTTCTGACTATGTAGCGGAAGCAAAAGGTGAAAACGCTCGTATTAGCCAACTTGAAAAACTTGTTGAAGCATTAACCAAAGAAGTTGCAACTTTGAAAGGTGAATAATGAATACTGACATTTTAATGTTTGAGGGCGAGAAAATCGACCTAAAACTCATAAAGGAACGTCATGAAAAATACGATATGTTCCCTACTCCATGGGGAAAAATGACTTTATGGTACTTAACATATCGTATCGATTATCTAACAGAACAAACGCAAGTATCACCAATGGTCGAAGTTAGACCATATCTATATAAAATCATCGACACAATGAAGGCTATTAAAGCCTATTTAGAAGAGGAGAAATAACATCATGAACCAATTTACAATCGAGTTTAAAAACCCTAAAGACTTAGCTAAAAAAATTAGCGAGTATAACGAACTTATGAATGGTGCAAAAATTCAACCACCGGAACCAGCACCAGTAGTGGTCGAATTTAAACCAGCAAAAGATGAACCGAAGGAAGAACCAAAACCAGCAAAAGACGAACCTAAGGAAGAAAAGCCAGTTCCTGGTGCTAAGGTTGATAAAGAAATTGTCGAAAACATTTCAATCGAAATCGAAGAGCCAAAAATTCCAGTAACAGACTTTGACGGTAACGTTGTTGATGTTGAACCTACTGAATTATCTGTTGAGGAACCGGAAGCGGAAATCGACCATCAAGCCTACTGGGCTGAGTTCAAAGAGTGGTTGAAAGCCGTGGGTCAAGATGGTATTAAAGCAGCACTCACAATCTTTAGAAATCACGGTGTAGAGGGGAACCCTTCAAGCGAAAACTTAACACCTGAAATCATCAAAGAGTTAAACGCTTTAATGAATAAATAAGGAGAGTTTAAACATGGCAAATACTAACAGTTTTAAGCACGTTATCGATACAGTAACACCTCAAATCGAGGTGTTACAAAAAGCAATTGAGTTAGACCCAGCTAACACGATTGAATATCAAAGGGCATTAGATTTTATCGAAACTAACATATCCACCTCAAAAAGCATTATTAAAGCGATTAAGTTAGTTGAAAAGCATGCTAAGGCCGAGGATAAGACCGAGGAAGCACCTAAACCTAAAAAGGAAACTAAAAAGAAAGTTGCCGAGCCGGTTCAAGTGGTTGAACAGCCTAAAGAGGACGAGGAAGAAAACTTGTTAAGCATGTTTGACTAGGAGGTAGCAATGAAATTTTTAGGCAACTTCAACGTAAATAAAATGTTCGACAGCATTATTATGGAGCGTCAATATGACGCTCTATATACTACCATTCACCATTGCGATTGTAATTTTACATTCGGCGGACAATGGGAGCGGAAATATAGCTTTCATAGTGGTTATGTAACTGGTGCGAAGCATTTTGTTTGTCCTAATTGTGGGGTTTATTCAAACCCTGAACGAGATAAGATTTTCTATTGGACGAATGAAGATAGCGTGTTCCCTTTAAGTATCAATATCGACATATGGAACTATAAACATTTTCTTGATTTGAAAATTCGCTATAAAGGTATTCAATTAACGTTTGACGGTAAACGCATAGACCGAGGAATATGCACTGAAACTCTTCGCTTTGACTTTAAACGTAAAATGACTGTATTTATCGACCGCAATCGTGAAAAGCACGATTTAACAGTTGAGTACATCAGAACGAATGATGTTTTACCAGTCTTAAAATACTTTAATAAGTCATACGCTGTTCACTCTACATATAAGAAGCAATTAAATACAATCTTTAAATCGCTTAGATTAACGTTTGAGCGACGTTTAAAAGATGTATATGGCTTTGATATTAAAGGAGTATATATACCACCTTCTGTGAATGAATATGGCGGTTATTTTAAAACTATGCTTGTTAATATGGCTTTAAAAATGCAAGCACCTGACATGCCAACGATTACAGACTTAATTAAATGTAACAATAATTGGGAATACTCATACGGCATTCAACCTAACATCGCTATTCCGTTTGATGATGATGTGCTTAACCTAACAAGAACAGGCATAAACTTCCTGGAAGCGTTACGAATTACAAGTCATGCACCTAATAGCCGTTCACTAAGAAAAGCGATGATTGAAGACCCTATGATGGTTAAAATGGCGAATATCTTAAATCTGTTTAAGGACGAAAACTGCCGACGGAAAATTGTTACATTAAAGCGTAAAGTTGAATACAGTATTCCGCATTATGAACACATTGTAAAACGGCCTCGCCACCTATTAGAGTGCATGAAGGTTACAACGCAAGAAATTCGTAATATGTGGATGAATGTCATAGGTCGTTTTGGTGAAAAGAATGTTCTTAAATGGTTGTTGAGTGAAGAACAACGTAACATAAGCGACATTGTTAATATGTATCAACGGTTACAGCCTAAATATCGTGAAGCACTACATGATACAAAGTTCCGACTAAAGAGCTTTCACAATGCAGTTATTACTTTATTCAATAAACAGGAATATGGCGATGTAAATCTGCCAACAATTCCAACGCTAAACGCAGACGTTAACGGACTTCATTTTATGGTCCCTAAGACTGCTGCCGATTTAATGACAATCGGTAAACAGCTTAGAAACTGCGTTGGTTCATATAAAGACCAGGTCATGCGAGGAACAACGGCAATCGTAGTCGTAACAGACGACCGAATGAAACCAGTTGCATGCTTAGAATTAAATCGTGTTGATGATGATTTCAAAGAACTGGTGCAAGCTAAATTGTTCGGCAATCAAAAAGTCGCTAGGGATAAAACTATTAATGATACAGTTTTAGCCTGGGCGAACCAATTACAAATCGAACCTAGAACGATTGATGTTGAAGCACAGGTATCATAATCATAGAGAGGATATAACATATGAAACTCACACAATTAAATTTACAAAACTTCAAAGGCATTGAATTTGGTGATTTTAGGTTTACCAATAACACGATTATTCGTGGCGATAATGCGACAGGTAAAACAACTGTTTTCGATGCTCTTTGCTGGTTATTATTTGGTAAGGACAGCTTAGATAGAGCAGACTTTCAAATTAAAACACTAAAAAACGGCGAACCAGTTCACAACGTTAATCATATAGTACAAGCTGCCTTTGATAACGAGGACGGAACAGGGTTTACCTTAAAGCGTATATATCGCGAGAAGTACAGTAACCCTAGGGGTGGTGAAGTGAAATTAACCGGTCATACGACTGATTATTTCATTAACGATGTACCCTCTAAGGAAAAAGAGTATAAAGCCTTTATTAATAACATGATTAATGAAGATGTTTTCAAACTCATTACAAACCCTTTATTCTTTAACGAACAATACACCTGGCAAAATCGCCGTAAATTATTACTTGAAATGTGCGGTGATGTGGACGATGCAAGCGTAATCAATAGCAAGGAGGAGTTAAAACGATTAACCGAACTATTGAACGGCCGTTCCGTGGACGAGCAACGCAAGATTATCGCAAGCAAAAAAACGGCTATTAATAAAGAACTGGATATGATACCAGTTCGAATTGATGAAGCAGTTAACTGTAAACCAACTCCAATGGAAGCCGAGCAAAAGTTAAAAGACGATATAGCAACTATTGAAACCGCTATTAAACAATTAGAGGAAGATAAATCAGTTATCGTTAACGGCTTAGACGGCGCAGAGCGTACCGCTAAAATTCGTGAAGTAAAACGTAAATTGACGGATAGAAAAAGCCAGTTAATGAACGAACATACTGACAAAGAGCGACGGCTCGAACACGAATATAAGCTATCACTTGTTCAATTACAAATGGCAGAGAGTGAGCGAGACCGCTATAAAGACCGTGAATATGAATTAGATAGTCAAATTAAACAGGAAGAAGCTCGTATTGAAAAGCTACAATCTGAATTTGATAAGTTTAACCAATCACAATTTGACGATGAACTATGTCCTACTTGTGGACAGCCATATCCAGCCGAAAAGCGAGCAGAACTTGAAGCTATTTTTAATACTCAAAAAGCTACAAACCTTGAAGAGTGGCAAAAGTTAATTGATAGTGCTAAGGCATTAAGACAAAACTACATCGAACAAAAGGAAATCATGCAAGTGAAAGCCGATGGCATGTGTAGTCAAATCGAAGAACTATCTAATAATAAAGATACGAAACAAAAAGCAATGAATGAAGTCGGTGAAGTTGATTTAGATAACGATGTACAAGTTAACGACCTTAAAGCAGAGTTATTCATGCTTGAACTTGATGAAGATAATACAAGCGACGACCAATTAAAGCGAATTGATAGCGAATTATCTGAACTGGCCGATAAGCGAAGTACATTACAAACAGAATTAACAAAATACGATGTCATTCGTGATATTACTAAACGCATTAACGAACTTGAACAAGAACAACAACGCTTGATTAATGAAAAGAATTTAGTTGATGAAACAGCGTTCCTCTTAGATGAGTTCGTAAAAGCTAAAGTTGAAATGCTCGAAGATACTATTAACAAGCACTTTACTATTACAACTTTTAAAATGGCGAATGTCCTTGTGAATGGTAGCGTTGAAGATTGTTGCGAAACTATGGTTGATGGTGTTCCTTATAGGAGCCTCAACAATGCAGCACGAATTAACGCTGGTATTGATATTATAAATGCTTTAACGAAATTCTATAACGTTACTGCACCAGTATTTATTGACAATGCAGAGGCTGTTACTAAGTTCGTTAACTGCAATAGTCAAACCGTTAAATTAATCGTAGACGAAACATGCAACGAGTTGCGTGTAGATATGGAGGTATAACATGGCGAATGAAATTACAACAAAAAAAAATGAAGTGGCGGCTAACTTTAATTCCGTAGCTAGCTTTGAATTATTACAACGACAAGCGAAAATGTTTAATGAGTCCAGTTTGGTGCCTGATAACTTTAGAGGCCCTCAAAACTTTGGTAACGCTTGTATCGCACTTGAAATGGCAGTTCGTATTAACGCATCACCGCTGATGGTGATGCAGAACTTGTATGTAGTGTATGGGAACCCTAGTTGGTCTTCTAAATTCTTAATCGCCACATTCAATCAATGTGGTAGATTCGAAGCAATCAAGTATAAGGAAACCGGTAAAAAGGGTACCGATAGTCAAGGCATTATTGCCTACACTCGCGAAAAGGGAAGCGATGAAGTTA